ATACGCCTATTGTTAATATATATATAATATTTAAAGCAGTCATCAACAAGTAATAGTTTCTCATAATAATCTATATCTTCTTTTAATTCTTTAATTGTGTTTTTGATTTTTTTATATTGTTTGATTTTTTTTAACATAACTTTATTTTAAAACATTATTACCACCAATTGTAAATCCTAATCCACTATTGTAATCAAACCTAAGTGGCTCTGCGAGGTTAGTGGGTTTACCTCCAGTTTCTTTGTCTTTAATTTTATAAACGTATACCTCTGTTTGCATCCATAAATCTTTGTGAGCAACTAACCTATGTAAACAAAGAAAGTTGTCTACCCTGTTTGGAAATACTTGCCCACCTTCACAGTCAGCTTTACGTGGGGCTTGTATATGCCCATTTAATATGTGGTCAGGTGGGTAAACCCTTCTCGCTGCTTCTGTTTGTGGGTGTATAGAAATATAAATTGTTTTTTTAGTTCTATTACAAAACTCTCTAACATCATTACATATTTGATAATTCCTATCAAACTGAGCAATCCTTCTATTATGGTTTAACCCAGTGAAAGGGTCTATTAAACCACCATCACAACCTGTTTCTTCAAATATTTTAAGTAGTTGTTTATGGTCGTATAATTTTCTATTGTCTATAAAATAAAAGTATTTATTTATAATATTATGGTAATTTTCAATTTCACTTCTTTTAAGTTTTTTAAGATTTTCGCCTGACCAAAATTGTATGACATCCCTTTTTAATTGTCCAACTTTATTTTCACCTGACCAAATACACCATTTTTTTTTATACTTTTTAGTGAGTGCAGTTAAATACCAAATTATCCAATTTGTCTTCCCAACATTATCAAGGCCTAAAAACATATTAAATTCCCCTTGCTTATAAACATAATAGTCATCTAATAAACAACCAATACCTAATCCTTTCTTTATTTTACCATCCCTGTAGTCAAATAAATACTTTAATGAATCTTGATTATTACTTAGCATTTTTTAAAACTTCTAAGACTTCAGGTTGTAATTTTAAAACATTGTCATCTTGATATTTATTATACCCTTTACCTTTACCTTTCTCTTTTACTTTACCTTTACCTTTCCCTTGTAGGTCAGGGGGTGTGTCAACCCCTTGCTTAGCCCCTTCCGTAGGGGTGTTTGATAGTTTGTTTCCAGTCTTGGTTTCATAACCTTTAACTTGACCATCAATACTATTAGTTTGACTTATGTATGCAAATTTTGCCATACCTTTTAAATTAGTAGGTTTAACACCTAAAAACTGCCTATTTAGTAAAGCATCAATAAATTGTATTTTATCGCTGTCTTTCTCTAATTCGTTGTAAACATCGTAATAACTTCTAAAAAAGTTAAAACCCTTTCTTTTTGTTAGTTTCATAATTTGATTAAAAATTGTGTTTATAGTTTGTTCTTTCGCATTGTAATTTATAATATTCAAAAGCCCTCATACCTGTTATATGTGAGTCAGTTGGCACAAAATATTTCCAACCTTTGCTTTTTCCTTTATTAATATAATAAAAAAAGTAAGCAGCTAACTTTCCTGTATTCTTTTCCATTATAACAGTAGCAGTATGGTCAGAGGTTGGTATTGCTTCTTTTACTTTAAAATCTTCATTATTATAATTACCTTCTCTATCTTTTTTTGAATATAATTTAGCTGTATGATTAGCTTTAATGTTTAATTCTTTTGCGATTTCTTTATTCATAATATGCTTTGTGTTTTGATTCGTATTTATAATATGCTAATAACTCATTTTCATTAAGTGATTCTTCAGTATATAGTTTATCAAAGGTGAAGGATACGTTTTTTATATCCTTCACTTCTTCTTTAGGTTGTATAAAATCAATATACTTGAAATCTTTTTTTTGTACCTTATATGCTTGTACTAAAGAAATGTATTCTATTTTATACTTTTTTGCTATCCATGGCATTGTGTAACCTTTAATTAACATATTTTGTATATCCTGAGAGGTTAAACCCAATGCTGTTAAGACCTTTGATTGCTTCATAAAATTTAAAATGGTAAATCGTTTGAAGTTTTATTTTCCTTTGTGTTTTTTTCTTCAGGTTGGTAAGTGTCAACACTTAAAGAAACATCCTTGTCATATTGGTCAGGTTTGTCCTTAATGTTAATATTTAACTTTAAGTATGTCTTGCCTTTGTATTCAAAAAAGTGTTCTTTAGCTTTATCTAAATGAACTGTTACTTTTAACCAATCAGCACCCATTTTTTTTCCACCACCACAATATATTGTTTTTTGTTTTTCCATTGTTATTAATTTATAGTTTAAAATTTGTAGGTTATTCCTACAGCTACAAAGAACCCCCCTGTAGCTATTGCAAATGTATTAGGGTTATTATTAAACTTTTGCTTATGCCATAACATATTAGTTGCCCCAGCAGTTATTAAACTTAATCCACCTATTATTGCAAGTTTTTTCATAATTTAATTGTTTTTAAATATTCTCTGCAAGCTTTAACTCTATCAATAATATTTTCAATTACTTCTTCATCATAACTTATTTCAAATATTTTTATTCTGTATTTATCTTCAAGATTACTAAAGATATATTTCTCTTTAAACACACCCCAATCAGAACTACCATCAAGACAAAAAGTATCAGAGTCATAATTTAATTTATGATATTCTTTTTCAATTAAATCTTCAGGCGTATCCATTAATGTATATATCAGTTTAGCTTTCTTTAATCCAGATAAATGCATATAACCTTGCGCTTGATAGTAATACCCTTTAGTTGGTATCTCTGTTTCCAATAAAGGAAACGTAAAGCAATTCCAACTGTTTTTAACTTCTAATATTTCATTTTTAGTTATAACATCTGGTGTGCCAGTCATAAAATCATTTTCAAAAGATTTATAGTTTTTTCTAAGTTTTTTATATTCTAATTGTTTGCCTATAAATTCAATTGATTCATCTTCTACGCTGTTGCCTTTAAACATATACTTGCTTGAAACTTCTTCTTTACGACCATAAATTTGTTCGGTGTACCATTTCTTGCAATATGTTTCAGCTCCGACAGAAATTAATCTGTTTTTTGTAGGTTTAGTCATAATGCTATTAATAGCAGAACATCTTATTTTGAAATCAATCATTATCTTAAATATTCAATTACCATTCCTAACACTAATCCTAATAGTAAAGACACTAAACATAATGTCAATACTTCTATTGAGTTTGTTTCTATCATTGTTTCTTAAAGTTATCTGCTTCTGAATCTGAATAAATACCATATTCATAAGCGTTAATTAATTTTAATACTAACCTATCTTTTAAACGTTTCTCGGCCATTGCAAAAGGGTAAGGAGCTTTACAGTTGTTAGGTGATGCTTCACCAGTACTCCAAATAACTTTGTTTCCACGTTTTGCATCTCCAACAATAGCAACATCTTTATTGCTATCTCTGTATATAGTTGGTGCGCCAAATTGTATGTTTTCTTTTGCTGCTATCTTTTCGCAAGCATCGTGTGTAATAATCCACATACTTCTTGTGCCTCTTTTTAATTCCCAAAAGTCGTCTTTTGATAAATCATATTTTTGTGCGATTTCTTTAATTTTCATAATTTTTAATTTTAGTAAATATAGTTTTTAATTTATTCATTCTTTGTTTGTTGTATTGCATTGCAATTGTTTTTAATTGCTTATCAATGTTTTCTAATTGTGTAATAAACCTTTCAAACCTATGTTGATGTATTTCTAAATCATTTGTTGTTAGGTGTATTCTACAGATAATACGCTTGTTCCAGTTAGCTCTTATTACTAAGTTACGTAATCTATCTTGTAAATATCTGTTAGTTTCATAAGTCCACCAGTGATTAATATTATCATTGTGGTGCTGTTCGTTATGCGGGTGCGGATAGTGTATCATTATCTTAATTTTTCATGTAAGTTATAGATTGAACCCCATTCTTTGCTTGTAAATGGGTCAAAAGTGCTTTGAAATTTGTTACTTAAAAACAGTAAAAATTTTCTTTCAAATGGCCAATCTATTTTAGAATCTTCGCTGTTTTGATATAGTTCAATGACTTTACTTAAATCAACTTTATATTCTTGGTCTATTCTATTGTTTTTGTAAAATGTTATTGTTTTCATAATTCGTTGTATTGTTCCATTAATTTTAATAATACTTCAGAATAAGAACGATGCCCGTTCTCTTTGCATTTGCCTTGAAACTTTACCAACGTTTCTATTTTTTCTGCTGGCACGTAAAAGGTTCTTGTTGTGTATGATATTTCTCTACTCATTTTTTTTATTTTATTAAGTTTAAATTTAATTCTTTGGCTACGTAATTAATATGTTTCTGTGTAGTCATTGACCAGTAGCCTAATTGATGTAACTCATCACCTTTAATTGTTGCAACGTGAGTAATATAGCTTATTACTTTATTGCCTTCTATTTTTAAGTTTTGTTTGTATTTTTTTAAATTCATAATTGTTTGTTTTATTTATTTATAAATATAATTATTTTTTTTTAATTATTTCTTCCATTTCTGTTTTTATTCTTTTTTGTTTTTTTTTATGTTCTTCTATGCAATAAGATAACATATGTGGTAAATCATTATATAATGTTTCTAAGTTCCAAACTATTGTTCCTTGCTCGCATTCTATATGTAACTCACCATTATCTTGCCATAAAGTATGTGTTTCGTGAACGTATATGTGTTTTTTCTCTTCCATAATTAAAAGTCTGCTATAATAAATGAGAAATCGTCAACAGGAATTACAGATGTATAATCAGATAAATCGTGTATATCTTTTATGTAATTAAAATCTCCACCGTAATTATCTAATAACTCTCGAAGACTTGAATACTCTGTGTATTCTGTACATATAGCTATAGGGTCAAATTCCATTCCCTCATCAACTTCTTCAAAGTATTCGTATAAAGCCCTTAACCCTTCAACTGAAAAGTTGTTTGGTCTTATTTCTAAAAATCTATTTATAAATTCTGTTTCTGTTAGTGTGATTATCATAATTGTTTGTTTTTTTATAATATATAAGGCGTGAATTTGTTTGTCATAGGTTATTGTTCCTGTCAATTCATTATAAGTTTGTCATAGGTTATTGTTCCTGTCTATAATTGCCTTATATATTTTTGTTTGTTTTATTTGTTTTTATTTTGATATACTGGAGCTTAAAATTTGTCCACCAGTTTCTTTTATTAATTCAAGAGCAGCTTTAGCAACTAATAATTGTTGTAACTGTTGTTGCATTAAAGTTTTTTCTTCATTCCACTCTTCTGTTAAATCAAATTGAACATCACCTATCCAAATATTTAATTTATCAATAACATTAGTTAAAGTTATTTTATCATTTATAGTTTTCATAATAATAGTTTTATTTTTAAATTATTTTAAAAAGTTTTACGTTGTTCGTCAACTGCTTTTTAAGTTTATGGTTGTAAATATATATATAATTATAATACAAATTACAAAACACACTAAAAACTTTATTAACAATTAAATGTTAATTCTAAAATAAATGTGTAATTCTGGCTACTTGGCCATTACGTTTAGAGAAGATAAAACCCTCTATTGCTTGGTTATTAGAAGAAGTATAACCCATTTTATGATGCCAACTATCTGCTGGTGATGGGCTTCTAAAACTTTCAAGTGTGCAACCAACTAAATCTTTATTTCCTATTTTGTGGTGTACGTGGTGAGTAAACATATATCTGTATTTAGTTCTACTCCATTCAGAACACTCATCAGCCATTAATAAGGGTAATAAATCCCATTTAGCACCATCTCCGTGTGTGCTACCAATTAAATTATCATAGTAAGTATAGTACTTTCTATGTTGTAAACTTATATCAAAAGTAATGTTTTTACTATTTCTAAAGTATGTAGCTATTGTATCAGCCAAGCAAAAACCAGTTAAGTAATCGTGGTTACTACTATTATAAACAACGTGTAAATCTGGATAAAAAGAAACTAATGTTTCAATAATATTAATATATAAACGTTTTGCAATATGAAAATGCTCGAAAAACATTCCATCTGTATCTTGAACAGTTCCTTTTGTGGTTTTACCACCACTTGGTGTATCAATGTGCATTACATCATTACCTATACATAGTATTAGTTTATCTATATTAAAACCATTACTTTTTTGTAATATGCCATCAATAGCTTCTAATGTTCTTTGTACTGCTATTTGTTTGTTGTATTCTTCTCCACTTACAAAAGATTTACATAATTTACCAATATGTATATCAGCTGGAGATATTAACAAGCAATGGCCATCGTTTACTTTAGGTTTAACGAGCTTTTGAAAGTTTGGTGAGTATTGTTTAAGGTCGTTTAATAATTGTTGCTTAAACTCTTTTAAATCGTTTTGCTTAAAATTAGGATTCTTAAAATATAAACTGGCTTTTTTGTTCTTTATCCAGCCACTATGAATATCGTTAGGGTTTAAACCTTCTGCTTGTGCTTCTTGTTTTAATCTTCTATAATCGTTAATAATTTGTGCTTCATCTGAGTTGAGGCGATAACGTGGATTGCCTTGGTCTTTCCACCTTTTTTTGTGTGATTTCATAGATGCTAATCTACAAAAAAAATATTTAAGAGCTTTTTTTCGATATGCTACCGAAGTAATACCCAACAATAGACAACACAATACCTTCAACAATACCTGTGGTGTGTATCATCAATTCTTTATTGTGTTCAGGAACTTGGATAAACACTATTGCAATTAATAACAACACAAACCCCCCAAGACCAACAATTCCTGTAAAATTCATCATCCAATCTTCACTTCCTGCCTTAACCATTTCAACCTCCCTCTCTCTTGCTGAATTTCTGTCCTCAACTTCAAGTTTATAAAACTCAACAAGTTGATTATGTATTTGTGCCTTTTCTTCTGCAGTTAAGTCAGGGTCTTTAGATATAAGGTTTTTAACTATTCCAAGAGTTCCTTGTTCAGGAAGCACATCTCCAACAAGAGCAAGTATTTGTGGAGCTTTCTCAGATAAAAATGCTCCTATTTTTGTGTCTTTAATTTTTTTCATCCACTACAGCTTTCACAATTATTATCATCAATATTACAAGTTCTTTCAGGTACAGGCACTTTTTCAAGTCTTTTGATTAAGTCCTCTAAGTTAGTTTGATTTTTTTCCATTTAATTTATCCTTTACTTTTTTTGTTTTTGGTTTGAAAGATTTCGGTTGTAATTCTAAGTATTCTAATTCTGCGTTGTAGCACGGGCATTGCTTCATAAATTCGTGTTCCTCAACACCATCGCCATCTTTATCAGGTGAATAATCTCGATGGCCGTGAATACTTGCTTGTGGATAAATGTTTTTTAATGTTTTTAGTATTTTAATTAAAGAATTTTTTTGTGCTTCTGTTCTTGTGTCTTTTGCTTTACCATTTAAATCTAAACCACCTACATAAGAAATACCTATTGAATCACTATTTCCATTCTTAACGTGTGCACCAGCCCTTGATACTGGCCTACCAGAATTTATTTTACCTTCAATACCAATTATGTAATGATAACCTATATCTGAAAAACCACGATTTAAATGCCATTTTTTTATAGTGGCTGGACTTACATTGTTCCCCTCTCTTGTGGCAGTACAATGTATTACAATTTTATTTACTTTTCTCATCTCTTCTTTTATTTACTTTTTTTTTTGCACTATTTATTAAACGTGCTTCCATCTTAACAACTTTAACCCTTAGTTGAATATTCTCTTCAATAAGGACTTCAATTTTTGTTTCAAGCTGTGTAATTTTGCTTGTAAGTGTTTCAATTTGTTTAATATATACGTCATCTTCTCTTTCATCTTTTTTTGCATTTATGTCAATTTTTTGTTTAACTATTGCCCAGATTTCTTTAATTCCAAATGCTGAAATAATTCCAGCCAATGCTAATAATAAATTATGGTCATCCATCTTTAAACTATTTACCTTGTCCACGATAATCTTTTTTCCATCCTATTTGTCCTTTACTTGCATTCTTGCTATGCACACCTTTACGTTTTTTTTTCGGTTTATCAAGTTTAGCTACTAAAGTTCTCATTATTCAGGTGTTACATTTCCAGTCCAAAAATCCGTTGCCATCAACTCTAAACATTGTTCATGAGTGTAAGTTCCTACAGGAACAACTGTTTCATCTATCAAAAAACTTGGTTGTGTTTTCCATTTAATAGTAAACTGCGTTTCGTCTATGGATTTTCTTATTGTTTCAGCACTTGTTTCTTCTACTTGCATAAAATCAACGTTGCTTAAATCTGTTATTTCTATTGTGTTATATGTTAAACTCATTTTTTAATTTTAAGGAACTACTGAAACAATACTTGCCCCATTATATAATGTTAAATTATTATTAAAACTTCCTTCATCGCTAATGGTTGTACCTGTTCCACTATCATTATCGCCCATTCTCCACCAATTGCTCGGTGCAGTAAATGATTGATTGTTTAAGTCAATAGCTCCGTTTCCTGAATTATAAATTGTTGTAATATCAGACGCACTTAAAGTTGTGCCATTCCACAAACCAAGTTCGTCAACTTGCCCTTGCCCATACCAACTGCCATAAGCACCCATTACTCTATCGTTACCACTTGCATTAGATTTTGTTTGATTATTAACAGTTGCAGTTGCTCTTTGTGTTCCATCAACGTATAACCTCATAGTAGTGCCATCTTTAACGCCAGCAACATGATACCATTGGTTTAATGTGATTGAAGTAGTCCAGTTTGCACTAACAGTTGTATTGTCGTTTCCTCTTACATAATATTGGAATTTACCATCGTAATACCTTAATATATAAGTGTAATATGGGTTTGCCCAAGAATGAGCAATAGCATATAAAGTTGATGTTCCTGTAAATCTTACCCAAGCACTAATTGAATGAACATAACTACCAGACAATGCACTACTACTTCTTGCACTCTGACCATAATCATTTACACCATCATACTCAGTTGAATAAGTATTTGAAAATGCTGGTGCTGTGATTCCTAAACTTTGTGTTGAAGTTGCTGGACAGGGTGCGCCAAGACCATAAGTTATTGTATAACTATTTACTGAACTTGCACTTAAATCTATTTGACCAGTTGATGAATTAATACTTAACCCACTTGGAGATGCTGAAAATGTGCCACCTGAATCACCTGTAATAACTGGTGTTGGGTCTGTTCCATCAGTTGCGTAACTACTGCTTTGGTAAGCAAAACTTGCATCTTGTGAAGGATTAACTACCACTGTGCTACTTGAAGAAATATCATCACAATTATTTTGAGTTGAATCTGTTACTGTTACAGTATAAGTGCCAGCAGTTGCTGTAATGCTTTGAGTTGTTTCTC